GATAATACTTGTAAAAAGTTTGTATTTCCAAATGAAAATCCAACTTTAGGTTGGGAAGAATATGAAGTAGAATGTTCAACACCATCTGGTCGTAGAGCAACAACAAAGTAATACTTATAGAAACTCAGCACCTTAATATTTATAGTATAGATGGATTATAAACAAATCATAGATAAGTTAGTAAGAGAACTCTCATATAGAGTAGGAATTCCTAATATAGAAAATAAGGAACATCAATCAATCATGTCTGAAATTCTCTCAGAATGGGGTGAGTATGATATAAAACAAACTATCTTTGAATTTCTTACTGAAAAAGATGGTGAAGAAGATTCATCAGAAGATAAAAAGTTCACAAATACTGGTGGTAGTGGATATGTAAAAGCTCAAGATTACAATAAGTGGAAATCAGACCCTAAAGGATTTGAAGGGCCTAAGTTTACTAAAACTCCAAGTGGTAAATATATTCCTCAAAAAGATGGGGAAGGTGAAGAAGGTGGAGAAGAAGAAAAAGAATTAGGTACATCTTTAAAATCTAAATCATATCAACAAAAAGTAAAAAAAGAAAAAGAAATATCGGATAAAATCCAAAAAGAAAAAGAAGATAAATCGGATAAAAAAGAACCCAAACCAGATACATCTACTTTTGAAGTTGGTAGTAAACGAAGTACTGAAAGGATAATAAAAATAAATGAAAAGTTATCTAATAACTTAAAATTTATTGAAAAAAATTACGATAAAGTTAGATTGAAAACTGGTGGAGGTTCAAACTCACCATCAGTACAAGATGTTAAGGATTTGAAAGAATTTACTGAAAAACGAATGGCTCAAGATAGAAGAAGAAAAGAGGCACTTGAAAAAGGTGAGGAATTCAATGAAGAAACATATGTACATCCATCTATCATTCAGAGAAATGTTACTGATGAAGAAGTTGATACTGCAATGGATTATTTCGAAGAAAAATTAGAAGCATCTGATTTTGGTAAATTATTAAAAAAATTCTCTGCAGGAGGAGCAGTACCAAGACACTTAACTAAAGTTACTAAACTTAAAAAAGGTGATGAGGGTTATCCTGGTATTGATAAAAGTTCACCAGGATATATAAGAGCAAAAAAGATTCTAAGATTATATTTGAAAAATGATTGTAAAAGTCCTGTAACAGGTAATCCATTACCTCTAAGTCATATGGAACCAGACCATAGATTGCCATTTACAACTGCAGAATCTGATATTGTAGAATCCGGTAAGTACGAAGGATTATCTCTTAAGGCTAAAAAACCAGCTGATGGAAATTCATTACAAGAGATAATGAAGAAGAGAAAAGAAGAACTAAGTGAAAGAGAACAAAATATTGTAAAGGATTTAGAGCCATTACAAGCTAAGTATGATGACCCTGATACTAATATGGATTTAATGTCAGGTCCTGTAAATCAATTCAAGAGTGATTTAATTGATAATGATTTATTAAATTCAATTAGAAGAAAGTTAGCAGAGAATCCTGAGGAAAAGAAATTACAGAATGAGTATAAAACGTTAAGAAAAAAATTAATTAGAAAACATCATTCTGATAAAGTTAGTAGAGGAGATAATCCACCATATAATGAATATGATATTAGAAATGCGGATAGTACTGAAACTAATGCAATGATGAAAGCTCATAATTTTTATCATCCTGATGCCAAAACAATTACTGAATTAGAAGGAGGAGACCCATCAAAGGGAATTCCAGCAGACCCACAGTATTATGATAAAGTAAAGTCATTTTGGAAAGAAAAGGGAGTAGAGTTACCTGATAATAAAGAAGATATTGATTTCAAACAAGAACCTTTCAGTAAAACTTTAACCGTATATGTACAAGCTGGTAGAAGTAGGGGTGGTGCAAAAAGAAGAAGTAAAGGACAAGACCACGAATATCTCATTGAAGAGTTTAAAAAATTTGATTACTTTGGTAGTTCATTGGAAGATGATAAAAATCAAGAAGAAGTGATTGATGAAGCAAGAAAAGAAATGAACAAACAATTAGATACTAAAAGAATTGAAATATTAAAGGTTCAACTAGCAGACCCAAATATACAAGGTAAGAAAAGAGAAAATAGACAAAAAGAGTTGAATGGCTTAGTAGCTATTTATGGAGAGAATTAATATCATATCCCCCCATGTATAACTCTAATTAGAGGTACATTACGAATTGTTAATATTTTAACATCTTCCATTTAATTTTTAATATTTATATGTGTTAAATCATCTAATCGATTTATATTCGTAGTTTATGCAAACACAGTTATTATGTACATTTACAACCAAAGAAAAACTTCAAGAATCTCTACAATCAATTAGAGAGACATACCATATTGTCTATAACTATATTTACGTTCTTCAAAATAAGGGTAGTTTAGAAGAACTCTTTATTACATATAATATAGATACATCATTTAGACCAGACAGACCTTTAGATGATACTATATTAGTTCATAGAAAGAAACAGTCCAATACTCTTTATACAATCAATGCACTTAACGAATTAGTTAAAGAAGAAAACGGTGGTGTATTAGATAAAAAATTCGCAATCGATTGGGGTAAATTCAAAAACTCAATTATCGTTACCAATGTAGAAGGAACTAAGAAAATTTCTACACGAATCTTCGAGGTAATAGAATTTAACAAAAAATAATTCACTTTTTGCTTGGATAGTTCAAATATTTTTCGTATATTTACATAGTAAATAAGAAAGATATGACCGAACAACAAGTCCAAAAAATAATCAACGAAGTTTATCCGAAGATAGAAAAACATTATGGTTACTCTAAATTTATACCAGAATGTACTCCTTATGTAGAAACTCATTACAACATCTATGCTAGATATAGTGGTGAATCGGAATCTCAAGGTGAAGAAGATGGGTGTCATGCTGAGTTCGATAGAACTGATAATAGTATTGTTATCTACTACCCTAATATGGAAAGTAGAGAACACATCATTCAAACTTTAGTTCATGAGTACCAACATTACCTACAATCTCCCTCTTGGTTTAAGAGATATTATGATATGGGATACCACTATGGTAATCATCCATACGAGGTTCAGGCATATAATGAAGAAAAAAATTGGAAATTATTTGGATAATTCAAATAAATTTCGTATATTTGTATAACAAAATTAAAATTTAAATAAATGGCAGGAAACAAAATACTAAGTACTAGTAGTAAAAAACACAAATTCAATCCAATAAAAGTAGAACCACAATATGATGAGGTTTTACAGTACGATAACCCAAAAGTGGTTGAGGAGATGGAAAAACAATGGCCTGAAATGACGGCAGAATTTAAAAGAATCATGTTCACACAATATGAATTATTTTGTTTGAAACAATCCAACTATGGACCAGATAATATTTCTGTTGGTTCTAATTTAGAAACAGAAGCTGATAAAAAAGTTTCTCTTACAGGTCTTTGGTTTAGAATGAACGATAAAATTCAAAGGTTAAAGCAATTAGTTGTATTGGGTAAACAAGATAATATAGGTGAATCATGTGAAGATACATTCCAAGATTTATCAGTTTATGGAATTATTGCTCAACTCGTTTCAAGTGGGAAATGGGCTAAGTAAAATGTTAATAAGTAATCATAAAAATTCGGTGGTTTTCGTGATTTCTTTATATTTATATATACACCGAGTGTTACTAGTTTAGCACTCAAAACTTAAACTTAAACAATTAATAATTAACACTAAAAGGTAAAAATCATGGCTTTAGACATTAACGCAATCAGAGGTAGACTGAACAAACTACAAAACACACAAAGGAAATCAGACTCATTATGGAAACCAACACCTGGTAAACACCAAGTGAGAATCGTTCCTTACCAATTCGAAAAAGATAATCCATTCATCGAATTGTACTTTCACTACAACATTAACAACAAAACTTATTTATCACCACAATCATTTGGTAGACCAGACCCTATTGTAGAGTTTGCGGATAAACTAAAAAGAATGGGAGATAAAGAAGATTGGAAAGCAGCGAAGGCTATGGAGCCTAAGTTGAGAACTTTTGTTCCTGTTATAGTAAGAGGAGAAGAAGGTGAAGGAGTTAGATTTTGGGGATTCGGTAAAACTGTATATCAAGAAATCTTAGGTTACATTGCTGACCCAGACTATGGTGATATTACAGACCCAACAAGTGGTAGAGATTTAACAATCGAGTATAAATCAGCAGAAGAAGCTGGAACTACTTATCCAACTACTACTATTAGAGTAAAACCAAATGCATCGAATCTTACTGAAGATGAAGCGAAAGTAACTCAATTCTTGGAATCACAAACTGAAATTACAGATTTATATTCTGAATTATCTTATGATGAATTAAAATCAGTATTAGAAGGTTGGTTAAATCCAAGTGGAGAAGGTGAAAAAGAAACTGTATCTCAGTCTACTTTATCACAAAGTAAACCAGTACAATCGACACCAGTTGCTCAACCAACTGCAACAGAATCTACAAAGAAAACAGATGATGTAGCAGCTGCATTTGATGACTTATTTAACAACTAAAAACCAATTTAATGGCGAAAAAGAAAGCAGTAAAAGAGCTTGACTTGGCAGATATTCTGGCGGGTGAACTAAACAAACAATCGAAAGATTCCAAAGTAGCATTTTTTCTTAATGATGATGAAGCTCCTACAAATGTAGATGGGTGGATATCGACAGGATGTGCAATGTTGGATGTGGCTGTCTCCAATCGTCCTTATGGTGGTTTACCTGTTGGTAGAATAACTGAAATCACAGGATTAGAACAATCAGGAAAATCATTAGTATCAGCACACCTCCTTGCGGAAACACAGAAACAAGGTGGTGTTGCTGTTCTTATTGATACAGAAACCGCAGTAAGTAGAGAATTTTTAGAGGCAATCGGTGTTGACGTCTCTAAACTTCTTTATGTTACCGCAGATTCGGTTGAACAAATCTTTGATTTCACAGAAACTATCATTAGTAAAGTTAGAGAAACTTCCAAAGATAAAATAGTAACAATAGTAGTAGATTCAGTTGCGGCTGCTTCTACCACTAATGAATTAGCGGCAGATTACAAGAAAGATGGATATGCTACTGATAAAGCTATTATTATCTCGAAGGCAATGAGAAAGATTACCAATATGATTGGTAGACAGAAAATCTCATTGGTATTCACTAACCAACTTAGACAGAAGATGAATGCTATGTTCGGAGACCCTTGGACTACAAGTGGTGGTAAAGCTCTTGCTTTCCATGCATCTGTAAGATTAAGGTTGAAGAATATGGGACAAATCAAGATGAAGGTAAATGGTAAGGATAAGACAGTGGGTATGAAAGTACGTTGTCAAGTTGTAAAAAACAGAATGGGCCCACCTCTAAGAGCGGCTGATTTTGAAATCTACTTTGACAGAGGGATTGATAACTATGGTTCATGGTTATCTGTTATGAAAGAAAACAAACTAGTAAAACAAGCTGGTGCATGGTATGCATATGTTGATACTGAAACTGGTGAAGAATTCAAATTTCAATCAAAAGATTTTATTCCTTTGATGGGTGAGAATACTGAGCTCAGAGAACAGATTTACAAAAAGATATGTGAAGAAACAATCTTACAATATAAATCTGATACTTTAGATATCGATGCTATGGAAATAGATACCAAAGGTGCTGGTATAAACGAGTAAAATTATGGATAGTAAATTATATGAAATGTTAATGAGTAGTGCTAAAGCTGATAAGGCTAAAGCTCTACTTTCATTAGAACTTCTAGGTAATAAGGCAGTTGGTATAGGTGACCATTCTACTGAAGATTTCTACAAAAATGCAGAGGAAGCTCTGATTAAATTAGTAGATGCAGATGATAGAATAGGAGCATTACAAACTTACTTTGACGGAAAAACTGTATTATAATGAAAAAACTTTACAAGAACATTTTAGATTCGGTTGAAACTGATAGAGAAAATAATATCAATAGGCACAAGAATTCTCGTGTATTAATTATTGATGGGTTAAATACATTTATAAGATGTTGGTCATCTATCCCCACTATGAATGAGGATGGAGACCATATCGGTGGTGTAACAGGAGCTCTAAAATCTATTGGTTATGCAATTAGGCAAACTCAACCATCTCGTGTTGTTGTAGTGTTTGATGGACAGGGTGGTTCAAAGAGAAGAAAAAAAGTATTTAGTGGTTATAAAGCACAGAGAGATAAAAACAAACTCAGAGTAAACAGACAGTATGCTGATTTGATGAACGATGAGGATGAAAGAGAATCTATGAAAAGACAATTCGTTTGGTTAAACGAAATGTTAGATGGGTTACCTCTTACAAGTATGATATATGATGGTGTTGAAGCCGATGATATCATGGCTTATATAACCACAAATATTCTAAAAGAAGATGAACAAGCGGTGATTATGTCAACTGATAAGGATTTCCTTCAATTGGTTAATAACAAAACCATCGTTTGGTCACCTACTAAAAAGAAAATGTACAATACGAAACTAGTAAAAGAAGAATATGGAATAGAATCCAAAAATCTTTTATTATATAGAGTATTAGATGGGGATAAATCCGATAACATACCTGGTGTATATGGGTGTGGTATTAAAACCCTAGTAAAAAGATTTCCTGAAATTACTGAAGAAAAAAAATTATCAGTAGATGATTTATTAGAACTTGCTGAGGTAAAAGTAGAGGAAACAAAAGGAAAAATAAAAATATACAAAGATATACTTAAATCTAAAAGACAAATCTTACTTAATGAAGATTTAATGCAATTAGATGATGTTGATATTTCGGGCCAAATTAAAATGAAAACTTTAGATAGGTTTAACGAACCAATTGAACCATTAAATAAAATGGATTTTATGAAAATATTACTAAAATATAAATCATTGGGTAGTTTTGGTGATATAAATGATTGGTTAAAAATAACATTTGGAAATTTAATTACTGATTAATTTGGATATTAAAAATAAATTTCGTATATTTGTATAAGTTTTAAAAAGAGTCAATGCAAGAACAACAAACAGATACATTATCAAAATATGGACAATCTTTTCAATCAAAGGTTGTATCCTCTCTTTTGGTTGATGGTAAATTCCTAGATACTATTTCAGAAATAACTACCGCTAAGTTCTTTGAGAACGATGCGAATAAGTGGATTATATCTGAAATTTTAGCATATCATAGTGAATATAGAAAACCACCTACCTTAGATGTATTTAAATCTCAGTTATCAAAAGTAGATAACGAGATTCTTAAAAAGACAGTTGTAGAACAACTACGACATGTCTTTACTAATATTGGTAATGTAGATTTAGATTATATAAAAGATGAGTTTAAAAACTTTTGTATAAATCAAAATTTAAAAGGAGTAATTTTACAATCGGTAGATTTACTACAAGCAGGTTCTTATGATAGAATCAAAGATTTAGTAGATTCGGCTATGAAAGTTGGTACTGAAACCAACTTAGGTATGGATTATATTGAAGATTTCGACTTAAGAGCTGAAGAACTAAATAGAACAACTGTTCCAACTAAATGGAATCCTATAAACGATTTAATGGATGGTGGATTAGGACCTGGTGAACTTGGAGTAGTTGTAGCACCTTCGGGTGTAGGAAAAACATGGATTCTCACCGCTATCGGTGCAGAAGCTGTTCGGAGAGGTTTGAGTGTAGTACATTACACAATGGAATTATCAGAGCACTACGTTGGTGCCAGATATGATACTGTGTTTACACAAATACCTTCCACAGAATTGAAGGAAAAGAAAGAAGAAGTGAAAAGCAAAATCTCTAACTTGAAAGGAAAACTACTTATTAAGTACTTTCCTCCAAAGGGTGTTTCGGTAAAAAAGTTACAGCAACATATAGAGAAAATGGTTACGTTAGATAACAAACCCGATGTTATCATTGTAGATTATGCTGACCTTCTACTCTCCCATTCGAATAAGTCAGACTCTACTTATGCGGAACAAGGAGGGGTTTATATTGACCTTCGTGGAATGAGTGGCGAATTGGAAATTCCAATTTGGACTGCATCTCAGACCAACCGTTCAGCAATTGATTCCGAAGTTATCGAGGCAGATAAGATTGCAGATTCTTATGCTAAAGTAATGAATGCTGATTTCATTATGAGTTGGAGTAGAAAATCAAAAGATAAATTAAATGATACTGCAAGAGCTCACATTATGAAAAACAGATTTGGACCTGATGGAATTACTTTTCCTTGTAAAATGAATACCAATACAGGTTACATTGAAGTATATGAAACTAATTCACCTGATGGTGTAATTGCAACAAAACAATCTGCAAGTGGACAATTAGAAACTAAAAAACTCCTACATAAAAAATATGTAGAAAATATGGGATAATGAAATTAGTAGTTGTAGATTTAAATAATAGAGGAATTTTTAGACCATTAGATGAAATCTATGGAGAAGACCAATTAAATGATACTGGATTATGTAATCGTTTATTGTGTTGGGAATTACTAAAAATTATAAATCATATACACGATGATAAATTTGAAGTTATTATTGATATTCAACAAAATCCTGAAACTAATAACTGTTTTGAATTAGAAAACACAACAGTATTAAATACAGATACAATTAACTTTGATGAATATTTACCAATTACTGATGAAATGATTCAAGATATTGTAGATGGTAAGTTAAAATTGGAAGATAAAAATTATTATACAGATTTTACACAAAGGCAAATTTCTGATTTCTTACCCAACTATACAAAAAGATTTATTAGTAACTTAGAGTTTAAACATACGGATATAAATAAAGATATAAGAGATGTTATTAAACATAGTATTGGAATTCATATTAGAAGAGGTAGGGGTGTAAAAATAAATAATGGAAATTCAATTGATTTAAATTTATTTGAAGGTTGGAATCATGATATACTTTCTGAGTATATTAGATTAAAAGTTAAAGATATGCCAGCTTGGAAATTTTATCAATTTGATTTTATTAAAGATGAGGTTTATTTTGAGAAGATGGATTTGATATTAGAAAAAAGTCCATATCAAAAATTTTATATTTCTCATGATTTACATCATAATTATTTTCAAAGATGGATTGATAGATATCCTGATAATTTGATTTTTAAAAATCAATTTTACGATTTATTATCTGGTTGGGAAATTCCATTAGAATTACATACAAAGAACTTTTTAGACCTTTATTGTTTATCTAATACTAGAGAATTATTTAAAACATCATTATCTACATGGAGTGAATTGGCTTGTGATTATACAGGTAAATTTGGAATTGATATTAATTCCACCTCTGATGAAAATATACTAGATAAGTGTATCAAACAATTATAACACACATTAAAAAAGAATAACTTAGTATAACAAAATCAAAAAGATAAAAAAATTATGAAAAAAATCATTTCGTTTTTTAATATATACTATAATTATAAACACGACCAACTGATTGGTCACTTCAAAACAATTAATAATTAAATATTTTATGGCAAATTCACAAGAATTATTTGAACAGATTAAAGATTTATTCGTTCAATTCGAAACAGAACACAATGGTGGTTCAAAAGCAGCTAAATCAAGAGCAAGAAAAGCAATTGGTGAAGTTAAAAAATTAGTAACCGATTATAGAAAAGCTTCAGTAGAAGAATCAAAATAATTAAATTACTATGAGCAAATTATTCACCGAAAGAATTCCTTTCAAACCTTTCGAATATCCAATCTACTATACAGAAGGTTGGTTGAAACAAGCACAAGCATTTTGGTTACACACAGAAATCCCAATGCAAGGTGATGTTAAGGATTGGAATGAAAGATTAACACCTGCTGAGAAAAACTTAGTGGGGAATATTCTACTTGGTTTTGCTCAAACTGAATGTGCAGTTTCCGATTATTGGACTAATATGGTTACTGATTGGTTTCCGAAACATGAAATTAAACAGATGGCTATGATGTTCGGTTCACAAGAAACAATCCATGCTACTGCATACTCATATTTAAATGAAACATTAGGATTAGATGACTTTTCAGCATTTCTGCACGAACCTGCAGTTGCTGAGAAGTTTGAACTCCTTACTTCAACTACCGCTGAATGGAAACATGAGGATTTACAAACAAATCCACAAGCAAGAAAAGAAGTTGGTAGAAGTTTAGCAATATTTTCTGCATTTGCTGAAGGAGTATCTCTATACTCTTCATTTGCAGTACTCTACTCATTCCAAATGAGAAATCTACTAAAAGGTATCGGACAACAAATGAAATGGTCTGTA